CTGGGATACTAGCGCCTGATGCTTGCGAAAAGCAAGGGTGTTCGGATCCGAGTTTGCGTAATTCACTGGCAAAAACAATATGCCAGGATTTATCACGAGCTCTTGTATGAGAACTAACACGTGGCGTAAATGCCATAAGTGAAGCTTCATACAAATAGAATGACTTAACTAAGTTGAAGTCTTTCGGAAGCCGTTTCTTTTTGGAAACGACTTTGACAAAGTTGAAAACTAAATCACTCGGAAGAGAGGAACAGCAGATGTGATCGTCAGATCCATCGTCTGGCCCAACTAGCACTGGAATATACTTCTTAATGCGTCGCGTTAGATAACGATACGCTCTAGGATAGTAATACGACAATGCTGTACGTTCGAGATGATTACGGAAAGAAACCAACCACTGCAAAGTGATTGGCCCTTTCAAGTAAAAACCTCGAACGTCTAAACCGTTGAAATAGTCACCACCGCACGATTCACGAAAAGGGCCGTATAAAAACGACTTCTCTTCATTAACCATAAACCCACAGTGCTCAAGAACGTCACATAGTAACGTAGAGCTATAGGAAGGTAGTATAATATCGTCCCCGTTAACTGACACATCTTCGGTCGGTTGTCCTGTAATTTCTGCAGAGGCAAGAGCCAGTGCATAGAAAATAAGACTTTCTAACTCGAAGGTGTAGCCATTACCCATTGCAGAAAACTTATGGTATTCAAACCATTTTCCGCAGTATGTGTACCTTCCAGAACGGACTCGATGCAGAGCATCAAGCCATTCAAAAGGAAGGAGATCTGCTACGACGCGCCATGATATAGTATCAGAGGCAGAAGAGAGATCTATGGTCGAAAGATGGTTTTTTACACTTGCTAAATAAGCAAGATGTTTATGCCGTTCAGGTGCTCTGTTAAGATGCAAACCTGCTTTCTTCAGACGGGACCGGATGACCGCACCATAACCCTTTTGCATTACAACATTGACCGTAGGGCCAATAGCAATAGGACGATGGGTCTTCGCGGATTTTGGAACAAAGCTTAATCGAT